GGAGTTGTGGCAGGAGCTTTTTGAGTACGTCGAGTTGGGTGGCGTATGGGCTGACCGCGCCCGCGGTGACGGGCGTTGCGAGCTAACCTCCTGGGAAAAATCGACCGACTCCAGGAGCGTCACCCGCTCCAACGGCAAGCGCCGGCTTGCCACCACCGCGTCATAGCAGGGAGGGGCGGCTTAGACCGCCCCTCACACCAAACCAAACCGACTTGCCGTTTTCCTTGCCGTGCCTGACCCGATCACGCCTAGCTGACTCGCCAACCCATGTCTCCCCCAGCCGACTCGCTCCGACAACCCTGACTACCCGACCCTGGCCGTGCCCGCTCAGGCCCTGCCGACTAGCCTCACCCGTCCCGGCCCCGTCCTGCCAACCCTTGCCGTGCCGACACGCCTGCCCCAGCCATCCCTCGCCGTTACGGGCCTCGCCTAGCCGACTATCCCCGCCTTCCCGTGCCAAGCCGCTCCGACATCTCCGGCCCGACCCCCTCAAGCCAATCCGACCCGCCATCCCCGTTCTTTTCTCTCTCAGGCCCAGCCGACTCGCCACGCCTCGTCCCCCCCTTCCCGGCCTACCCCACCCTGACCGACCCGCCAAGCCTGCTCCGACCCAGCCGCGCCCTCGCCAGACCTTGCCATGCCGACACTCCAGTCCCTGCCCCCCTTGCCCCGAACCACCCCAGCCGACTGCCCTTGCCGCATCACGCCGACCCAGGCCAGACCTCGCCAAGCCGACTCGCCCATCCCTGTCCACCCATCTCATCCCGACTTGCCGTCCCGCGCCACGCCCCGCCGAGTCTTATCCCGCCGAGTCATGCCGACTCGCCACGCCGCGCCGGCCCGTGCCGCGCCTCGCCTCGCCCCGCCAAACCGACCCACCAATCTCCTGCCCAGTCAACCCGTGCCCCGCCGACTCGCCTCGCCGTGTCATGCCCTGCCCTTGCCTCGCCTAGCTGACTAACCATGACCTTTCGCGGCCCTCAGTACCTTTTCTGCGGCAGCCGCCTTACCTCAGACACCCTGATCCTCCGACTCCTTCTCACGGGCCTGAACTCCCAGGCCCGTGAATGGAGCGAGGTCATCACCATCCAGGACAATGGCACCCTGGAGGGGTTAGAACACGAGGTGAGCATGTTCCGCCACCTGAAGCACCAGGAAGTAGGGGAGTGGTCTGATCCCAACGTCGTACTGTGCTTCATGGACCGGATGTCCATGAACCGCGGTACTGAGCGTCTCCTGCAACGTGCTGAGACAGAGAAGCGCCCCTGGTTCGTGATTGGCAACGCCAGCGACCGGAGGCAATCCCCGGTGGAGGGTTAACGGTCACACCCCCTCTGTACCCTTAGCAGCATGGCAACCAAGACCAAGACCAAGCCGAAGCTGGATCTCAAGGGCCTGCGCCAGGAGGTGCGCGAGTGGTACGCCCTCAAGCGTCAGGATGCCCTGCTGGCACCCAAGCTGAAGAGAGGCACCGACCGGTTCAAGGAACTCCTGGGAATATATGGAGAGAAGGATCCCTCAGACGGCTCTATTTATCTGGATCTGGAAGAGCCGATGGGGGACCAGCGCATCCAGTTCTTGAAGAACCTGTGCGTGGTGTCCAAGAACATCGACGTGGAGGTGGCCCAGGAAATCCTGGAGTCAAAGGGCATCTGGGAGGAGATGTCGGAAGAGATCCGCGTCCCCGATGAGAGCCGGATCGCCGCTGCCTATTACGACAACCGCCTCAACGATGACGAGTTCGCCCGCATGTTCCCAGCAGTCACTTCATATCGCTTCTTCCTGTTGGACGAAGATCGGAAGCCAGTTCGGGCATGACCGGGAGCGCCCTCTGCCGGCCCGACTACGAGCACGAACTCATGGCTGCCTTCGGCACCCTCCAGGATGAGTACTACCCCGGCTCCAAGCGCAAGCGCCGGGAGTCCCTGGAGATGCGCCAGGAGCGGGTCAAGGCCGAGAAGGCCCAGGCCAGGGAGGAAGAGTCCTGGGACGCCCACCCCCTGAAGAAGTGGGTCAAGGGCGTCGAGTATGAGATGTTCCCCATCGGTGCCCTGGCGAAGGCCCTGGGCCGCGACAGCAACACCCTCCGCGCCTGGATACGGAAGGGCTGGCTACCACGCAACACCTATCAGACCGCCCCGGTCGTTGGGTCCAGGGGTGACGCCGGTCGTCGCCTCTGGACTCGGCGGCAGATCGAAGGGATCGTCCGGATAGCGAAGGAGGAGGGCCTCCTGGATCCCAAGCCACCGCGCCTGGTGGAGACCGCCTTCACCAGGCGGGTGGTAGCGGCCTGGAGGTCGTGGCTATGAAGCTCTCCAAGAACATCCGCTACCTCGTGAGGGTCCGCGATTACGAGACCGTCCACGTCGAGGTGGGAGCAGAGGCAGACCACCACGACATGGGCTGGAGCGATGAGGACTGGGCCGCACTGGGCGAGACCAGGGCCTCCTGGATCGACCAGCTAGAGCTACTGGTCATCACCGAAGTGGAGAGGCTAGCCCGAGAAGAACTGTCCCAGATCGCTCGATGGAGCGAGATCTCACCCAACATTGCCGAAGACTTCCTGTCCTCTGCACCCCTGTCCCCTGTACCACCACATGCAAGGAGCCAACATGGCACAGCCAAGAAGGCTGGTTCGACCGCGACCAGCAGAAGAGTACGACGAAGCCCCTCCGGAGGAAGGACGCCGCCGTCTGCGGCGTGAGGAGCCGCCCTCCACCCTCCGATCCAACCGCCCCCATCCCTCCGAGCGCCGGCCTACCCGTGACGAAGCCGATGACGACCGCGGTCTGGCCGTCGCCAAGGGTTGGGGTGGCTACAAGCGCACCAAGGCCAACGCCCCCTCCCAGTGGACGAAGCTGTACAAGGTGCCCGACGAAGAGGGCCTGATCATGTTCCTGGAGGACGGCCCATATGCGTCATTTTTGATGCATTGGTGCGAGTGGATGCCCAGAGGCAGCCGGCTCAGCTATGTGTGCCTCCAGGAGGATTGCCCGCTCGACGGTGTCGATCCCAAGCCTGCGGCCCGCATCCGGTTCAACATCCTGGACTGCGGTGGTGACACGCCCATCCTGGTGACGTTTGAGTGTGGTGTCTCGGTGACCGAGATGCTGGAAGAGTATTCTGAGGATGAATCCCTGAGTGGCCGGTACTTCGCCGTAGCCATGAAGGGACCGAAGAACTCCAAGCGCACTCAGATCCGCCCCGTAAAAATCCGTGACCTCAAAGAGGACTGGGATTTTGAAGCATTGACCGAAGACGAGGTCGCCAAGTTTGACGACCGTCTTTGGGACGACACATCCCTCGACGTTGCTTCCAAGGCAGAGCTACAAAAAGTGGCCGATGCCTTCAACGAGTAAGGGTCCGAACGATGGTGCCGGCAAGGCCCGCCGTCGTGTCGGAAAGGGGAGGGGGCCGGTACCCGCCACCGGCCCCTTCCCTCAACATCCCGAAGTGTGACCTTGTCTGGATCACACCGGGACAGACTGCGGGGGACTGGAACTACGGGGGCGGGGCGCAACATCGGCGCTGCATCCTGCTCATCGACCACGAAGGGGATCACGATACTGGCGAGGGGGAGCGGGACCGCAACGTGGTCAACCGCTCCAGGTACAAGTGGGGGGCACGCGGCTTCACCACCGAGCAGGTCTATCGATCCGAGACCATCAGGATCGAATGGGAGGCGCGGAACCGCCCCCAACCCATCAAGAAGCTCAAGGACTTCCACGAGTTTGAGTCCTGGGTGGAGGCCGGCTGCCCAGGTGTGCGCCGGCCCGTCGAGCGGGGCTGCGGCCCCATCGCCACCATTCGCACCATGGAGCAGCTAAGAGAAGTGGTGGAGATCTACTCGGCATTTTCCGAGTTCGCCTTCGACGTAGAGACCCGCGGTAGCCGGCGGGTTCGCATGCTGCAACCGGGTCGGAGAGTGCTATCGAGATACGCGGAACAGACCTCGCCCTGCCTGGCCTGTGGCAACCCCATCTCTTCCAGGCGGCGGGCCTACTGCTCCGACCTATGCCGCAAGACGGCTGACAAGGACAAGCCGGCCCTCGACACCCGAACCAACGAGGTTTGGTGTCTATCCCTCGCCGGCCCAGGCGTGTCTCACGTCATACCCATGGGGCACCCCGACAAACGCCAGCAGCTACATCGGGCCGATGTTTTTGAGGCCCTGCGCCCGTTGTTCTTCTCCAGCCGGCGCAAGATCAATCAGAACGTCGGGTTCGACTTGTTGAGCATCGCCAAGTACTACGAGGGCAAGATCCCACCCCCGCCCTACGCCGACATCATGACCATGGTGTTCTTGATCAACGAGAACCTTCAGTCCTACCGGCTGGAGGCCCTCACCAAGCACTACCTGGGCTACAAGTACGCCGAGAAGTTGGGCGAGGAAGCGTACAACGTCGAGTGGAAGCGGGCCATGAGGTACTCGATCATCGACGCCAAGATGGCCTGGATGCTGTGGTGGAAGCTCCATCACATCCTGGAGGAGAAGGCGAAGCTGGGCGAACTCTTCGACCTGGAGATGAATGTGCTCCAGGTACTACTTGCCATGCGCCAACAGGGCGCCTACGTCGACATCAACGGCTTCCGGACACTACGTCCCAAGCTGGAGTCTCAGCTAGAGGAGATCGAAGAGCGCATCCGGTCCATGGTGGGCCACGAGATCAATCTCAACAGCACCCAGCAGCTGGGCAAGTGGCTCTACGACGAACTGAAGCTGCCCTGCCTCTGGGAGACGGCGACCGGCCAGCGCTCCACCGCCGCCGCCGCCCTCAAGACCCTGGCCCGACGGCACGAGGCCCCCCGACGTGTCCTGGAGTACAAGGAAGTCAACAAGCTGCTGTCCACCTACGTGGTCGGGTTCATCCCCACCATCGATGACGACTCGCGCATCCGGGCCAGCTTCAACCAGGCCGTTGCCCGAACGGGCAGGCTCAGTTGCGTATCGGGCAACACCGAACTCTTCACGTCGAGAGGGTCATTCCGATTCAAGGACTACCTGCCCCTGGAGGGTGATCTCGTCCAGACTCACACCGGGGCCTGGAAGCCCGTGATTCGGAAGATTTATCGTGGCCTTGACAGAACCTACCGAGTTGAGTTGAATAGCGGAGCAGCCCTTGTAGCCACCGCAGACCATCGCATCCTGACGCCACAGGGCTGGACAGCTATCGGTGATCTCGCACCTGGGAGCACGGTCTACCACTATGTCGGTCTCCAAGAAATACGTGGGCGACTCCCACAACGTGAACCGAGTGCTGGAGATCTACTGTGGGCCGGATCGACCAACACTGATCGAAGTGGCAGACCAAGTAGGTACGACCTGGCACAACGTCCAGTACATCGTGAACACCCACCTGTCGCCCGAGAAACTGAAAGCCGAACAGGCTCTCCGGTACTCACGGTCGAAGACCGGCAGCAAGAACCCTATGACGGGCAAGAGTGGTTCCCGGCACCACAACTACCAGGGCGAGGTCTCCGCTGGGCACGGTTATCTCCAGCAG